TCTCGGAGACATCCGTGTCCCAATCAATACCGGTCAGGTTCTTGCCATAAGAGATGTACACGCCATTGTCTGCACCTCTGTTCTGCCAGAAGTTTACGTCCCACAAATCCCATTCAAATTCTCCGTGCCAGATGTCCAACATGGAGTTCTCCATACCACCAAGCAGTGTACGGAATGGAGTCGCTTCTGGTGCGCCAAAGTTATGAGAACCACTATAATCGCCAGTGTAATCAGTATTGAAATCGAACGGCTGCGATGTAGAAATTACATGATTGTTGCACCCGTTCCAAAACCTTGTCGGGCTGTCCGTTCCGCTGGAAGAAGCAAATTTCTCACAGATAATCCAGTTAAGCTGATAGCTAATATGAACCGCATTGACTGTCACAGTCGCACCGATGTCTCCGTGAATGCTCTCAATCCGAAACGGCTGTGCATGGCTATCTCCATCATGAGCGAGCGCAAGGATGATTCTGTCGACCTTGATTTCATTAAAACCAAAGCCGTCAATCGGGTACACCATCTCAAGCGTGTACTGGTCGTTGCGTTCTTCAGTGACCAAGCATGAAACCGCATCAGGCAGCGGACAGATGCCAAGACTCGTGAAGGCGGTCGCTGTTGATTCAAATAAACGTGGAACCATGCCGCCACCTCCTAGATTCTGAACCAGTGCGGTGTTAATTCAACGAGGATGTTGTATTTTGCTGTTGAATGGTTTGACGTAAGATTCAAGCCAATAGATGTCTTGTCAGCTCCGAGAGTGGGAAATGACTGCAACAAGTTAAAAGCTCCACCATCGGTATGCGCTATTGTAAACTTGTTCGCAAGGTTCTTTTTCTTTCCGTTGCTGTCGTAATAGTAGATATATTCATTCTCACAATCCATATAGATGTCTTGCGTGGTACTTGAATAATCTTGTGATGCAATAGTCCATTCTTCTTCGTGTGCCACATCGGCAAGCGCACACGCATCACCAAAACAACGAAAAACAGGCTTGCAGATACATCCTGTCGGATTGACAACCTCAAAGGAACTCCCAAAATGTGCTTTGAAATACATTTCATCTGCGCTTGTTGTTCCACCGATGTCCATCATGCCCTCGATCTCCATCGTGGACGGCGAATCACCTGTGTTCCGTTTCAAACGAATCTGCCAACCGCAAACATCTCCAGCATCTAACGCTTCTGGATATATATCAATGTGTCTCACATTTGGGATATGAGAACCCATAGAAACAAGGTAAGGGTTTGAAAAATCATTATTGCAAAACCAATACACATCAACTGCAATCGTTCTGGAATCTCTTATCGTATACCAAATAGACGCAGACTCTCTATTCTCATCCAGAACCAACTTGAATATCGGTGTATAAGTGTATTGCGTGTCAGACGCACCAATCCATGTTGTGAAGTATATCGGTGTTTCACCGCTCTTCAGGAATCTCTGCGGCTTGCAGTTAAATGTCACATCAAAACGGCCAGTCCCGTCCCACGTTGACAGCTCTGGAGAGATACCACCCTCAAATGCGGCAAGGCGATACTCATCGGGAAGCCAAGACAGCTCCAGACGCTGATAGCCGTTCTGACGCATCATGTAGTTTTTGAAATCGCTGAAGTTCTGCTGAAAGTCCTGCGGAATGAAGCACTCGGTGAACTCTAACTCTACATTCTCGAACGAACCGTCCTCGATGATGAGCGAGCCGTTTCTTCCCGGTACATCAATCTGTTCGTACCGCTTTGCCGGAGTTTCGAACACACCAGAGCCGGAAGCCCAGACCCCAAAGTCCGAGCTTTTTTTGCCATTGAATACAAAATATTTGGAGTCATTATTTACCATACCTGATACAACTCCTTAACCTGTTTGTTAATTTTGCGAGCTACCATGTTAGCCAGTGCAGTCTCATTCATCCCCTGTGCAGCATTCACGGTCATGTTGATGGTCACGCCGCCAGCCATGCGCTTGTAGGCATCATAGCCGAGAATGACCTCTTTGCCGCTCTCACCGCCGCCGAGGAGCTTGCCGCCCATCGCTCCGAAGATTGTCGCACCATCGAGCATATACGGACGCTGCATGGCTTTGCGATACCACTCTACGGATACGGACGGAGCCGTACCTTTGCCACCGATTCCCCAAGGAACTTTACCACCAGAAATCTTGAAGTGAGGAAGCTGAACACCAGAGAAAATCCTGCCGAGTGAAATAGGGAATACGCTTTTCACTTTGTCGACCAGACCAGTGACCGCATTTTTCGCCGCTGTCATCTTGTCGCTGATTGTGTTCTTGATACTACTGAACAAGTTCGAAACCTTGTCCTTCAGTCCAGAGAACGACATGATTGTCTTAATGCTTGCAACAATATTGCTGACCGCTGTTTTTGCCGCTGTCAGCTTATTGGATATTGCCGTTTTGATAGCGGTCATGACGTTTGATACCTTAGTCTTGATTGCTGTGAATGTATTGGAGATATTCGCCTTGATTGACGAGATAATCGCCGAGACGCTTGCCTTGATTGCGGTGAACGTGTTGCTGATGTTCGTCTTAATCGAGCTAACAATATTTGCAATCTTCGCCTTCAGGTTATTGAACGCATTGATGATTCTGTTCAGTGCATCCGTAACCTTCTGCTTCAGAGCCGTCATCGTCTTGATGACATTCTCCTTCATCTTCTTCGCCCATGCGATTATCTTGTCCCAGTTCTTATAGAGCAGAACACCAACCGCAATCAATCCAGCGATCACACCGACAGCAATCGCAACAGGCGCACCGATAGCACCAATCGCACCTACCAGCATAGGCCATACGGTCATGATGGAGCCGATCGCGCTGAACAGCGTTCCAAGAACGACCAGAAGCGGACCGATCGCAGCGACCACCAGTCCAATGATTGTGATAATCTTCTGCGTCTGCGGACTCAAGGTGTTAAACTTATTGATGATCTCCGTTATCTTCTGAATGATTGGTGTGATGATTGGCAATAACTGTTGACCAATAGCAACCGCCAAATTCTCACAAGCGGCTTTGAACGTCTTAATACTGTTCGCAGTGCCGTCTGCTGTCCTTGCGTAATCGCCTTGTGCGTCAGCGGTCTTCGCTAATACGTAGTTATAACGGAGCTGGACCTTCTCGGCCTGCGACATCTCTTTCCAGACAAGTCCCTGGTCTTCTGCGAACTGTTTTAGGTTCGTGTCGTTCATGACAACACCGAACTTCTTCAGGGCTTCGGACTCGCCTGTGAATATGCCCTCCAGAGCCTTCGCAGAATCATCGGTGCTTGTGTTGAAATACGAAGCCAAATCAGCGGACAAGCCTGCGAGAGTCGTGGACATAGCCGCCGCATCTTTTTCAGTCAGGCCGATGCCCTTGCCGAGTGCACCGAAGCTGGAAGCCGCAGAAGTAGCCGCCACAACAGACAGACCGAACTGTTTAGTCGCTGTGCTCGCCCATGCATTAACAGAGCCAGCGTACTTGCCGAACGCAACGTCTATCTTGTTCAGATTCTCTTCATAATCAGACGCGGAACTTGCCGCCTTTGCAAAGCCTGCCGCAATAGGAAGCGTTACTGTTGCAGTCATCGTCTTACCAATGGAAGACATCTTACTTCCTACAGTCTTCAGCTTCTCCCCGACAAGCGCAATCTTCTGCGCTCCGACAGAACCGAAGTTCCGCATCTCTTTGGTGAGGTTCTTCAGCTTGCTCTCTGTCTCGATGATTTCACGCTGGAGTGCGTCATACTTCTCCTGTCCGATGCTTTCCGGTGTAACCTTCTTGGCGGCTTCCTTGAGCTGCTTCAGTCGGAGTTTAGTATCCTCGACAGCCTTCTTGAGGTTCCTCTGCTTCTGCGTCAGAAGTTCCGTATTGCCTGGATTAAACTTTAATAGCTTGTTGACATCCTTCAGTGCTTTTTGCGTTGCATTAAGGCTAGAGTCAACAGTCTTCAAAGACTTCGACAGTCCTGAAGTATCGCCATTTATCTCGATTGTGATGCCTGCGATTCTGCCTCTTGCCATCGCTGCACCTCCTGTTAGAATTTGTCAAAATCTGCTTGTGTGGCTCGGAATGGATATTGATAACTGTCATTGGCACTCTCGGTCATCATGTCGAAGACCATGCCAACGCTGACAAGTGCCAGGTCACGAAAAGATATGCCCATCTCCGCCACGCGCAACATATACACCGCCGTGTTCAGTTCTCGGTCAGGTGTTCGTCCTTTTTTTTAGCGACAGAATCCGTGTTGTATGTTCCGAGATATACATTGATGATGTCCATCGCCGCGACAGTGAGGTCGAGCGGTTCAAAGTCAACTAGCCACTGCATGAACGTTCCTCTCGAGAGGTCAACCTTCAGCGGATCAGGACTCTTCGCCTGCTGCATCATCACGAAACCAAGCTCGCTCGCCAGATCGGATGCAATTGCCGCGTCTTCTGTTGCACTGGCCTCGGAGAAAATCTTTAAAAGGTCTTTTCCGAATGCCTGTTTATACAGATAAGGTGTAGCTCCGTCAGCGCGGAACTGCACATCCTTGTTACCAACTTTTACTGTCTCTGTCATTTCAACATTCTCCCTTTAATTGATGAAAAGAGGGAAGACCGCGAAAAGCCCTCCCTCTGGTTTGTGTGTCATTTTTAGCTAGTCGCCGTGCTGGTCTGTGCAGCGGACGGCAGTACGACAGCACTGAAGAAGTTAGCGTAGCAAGTATCGCCATCTTTGCATTTTGCCTTCACGATGTTGTCGCTCGGTCTTGCGCTGGCCTTGATGCTGATCGTCTCTGTCTGCGGCTCAATAGCTCCGTCAGGTGTAGTCTCCGAACCAACGGACGGACGGGATGCTTTGCAGTTGTACATTACGTGTCTGGTCGCCTTGTCATCGCCTTCAAACTGGAACAGAAGCGCGAATGCCTTCGGCTGTGCGGTTGCAACCTCGTACTGAAGACCAGTAGTGGTGTCACTAACCTCGCCCATGATGTCCTTCAGGAAAGCATCAGGGATGAGCGCAAGCTCCAGATCGCCTTCGTATCCGTTGTTTGATACAGATGTCCAATAGTCAATATTGTCAGCTCTGAACGGTGTAGTCTCGCCCTGCTGCTCAAGAGACAGGGAAACAGCACCGGGAAGCTGTGCCGGTGCTCCATATGTTCCGGCACTCTCGTTGAATAATGCATAGTAGCAACGGGATAATCCGTATTTAACTTTGTTCGCCATTTGTTTGTTCAACCTCCGTAGGTGTTTCAGGTGTATTGTCAAT